TGAACGACAGAAAATTGACTCTTTGACTTTTACAGAAGTTTTTAAAATACTTGAAAAATATCAAAATTACAATTTTAAAACATATTTGTTGCTTGGCAATCACGATATGTGGTTTTCAAGTAATTGGAATGTGAATAGCATTTACCCTTTTGGCGCACTTAAAAATTTTGAGACTGTTTGTGAAACCAAAAGTATAAAAATCATGGATGCGAATTGGCACTTCATACCTTACACTCATGATCCAATCAAAGAACTAGAGAAATTACCTTCGAATGAAGTATCATCAAGTTATTTACTTGCTCATATAGCTGTTGATGGCTCAAAGTTGAATTCAGCTGGATCAGTTTCCGATGTTGTGATCGAGCATGATGGTGACATGACCAAGGTAGACAGGAAGATTTTTTCCAATTATGTCCATGTTTACTTAGGACACTACCATAGCGCACAAAAGCTATCTAAAACAATAGAGTACATAGGTAGTCCTCTGCAACTTTCTTTCGGTGAGGCGCATGAGTCTAAACACATAATCTTGTTGGATACTAAAACAAATAAGATGAAGTATATTGATAATAATTTTAGCCCTAAGCACTTTTATATCAGAGAAGACCAGATAGACAATTATGATAAAGATGTGTTAAACCAATCGTTTGTCACAATTATTTCCGATGAAACGATTGACAGTAAGGCAAAAAAACAAATCGAAAAAAAAATAGAGAGTTTGAATCTTGCATCTGTGCAAATTCGACAAAATGCGAAAAAGCTTGAAGAACATGTTTTGCATGATGCAAAAAGCATTCTTGCTGATGAAAACAAATTGGTTGAAAAATATGTGATGCAGGTGAACCCCAATAAACTAGAAGAAGAGCTTCTGGTAAAAATTGGCATGAGCATCATTCATCACCAAGATAAAGACGGAGAATAACCATGAAAAAGATCAACTTCAAAAAGATGTATGCTGAAAATTTTATGTGTTTTGGCTCCGATGGAGTTTCTATAGACTTTTCAAATTTCAACAACATAGTTTTGATTCGTGGAAAAAATCTAGACACAGTTGAAAACACATCAATTACTGAAAAGCATTCAAGTAATGGTGCTGGAAAATCATCTATTCCAGCAATTCTTGTCTACGGGTTATATGGTAAAACTATTCGGAAACCCAATAAAATCAACCACAAAGACATAATCAATCAATCAGTTGGCAAGAAGCTTAAAGTTGAAATTTATTGGGATGACTACAAGTTACAAAGAACCAGAAAGCCAGACAGCCTTCGTCTTTGGAAAAGTTCTGAAGACAAGTGGGACGAATCCTCAGAAATAACACTTGGTGGCATGCCTGCTACACAAGCATTTATTGAAGATATTATCGGTATGTCTTATGAAACATTTATAAATGTCGCTGTGTTTACAGATGATTCATCAAGTTCGTTTCTAGAATGTGATGCAGCGGACAAAAGAGAAATAGTTGAAAATTTGCTTTCGTTAGAGAAATACAGAAAGTATCATGAAAATGCCAAGGTTTTGCAAAAAGCACATAAGGAAACTATAAAAAATTTAGAAAAAGATATTTCATTCTGTCAAAAAAGTCTTTCTGACGAAGAATTGAATTTGACTAGATTGAAGAAGTCACAAGAAGATTGGAAAGAAAATAAAAAATCAGAGCTACAAAAGTTAAAACTAGCTATCGAAATTTTATCTGATGAAAAAGAAAAAGCATTAGCTGACGATTCTGAACATAAAAAGTATGAACAAGTAGTAGAAAAAATTACGATACTGGAAAAAAATATAGCTGATTTGGATGATAGTCTACAATCTCATGAAAAAAACGAAACAACTTTTTCTGAATTAGCTTCTAAAATGAAGTCTGCATTTGATTCACAAACAATAGTTTGTTCGGACATTCGTACTGAAATCAGGGATTTAGATTCAAGCATATTTAAAGCTAATTCAAATATAACAAAAATTGAAAATCTGGAAGATGGAGTTCAATGCTCCCATTGTCTTTCTGTCGTGAACAAAGAATCCCACGATTTAGTTTTGCAAAACTATAAAAATGAAGCTGCAAATTACACACAAGAAAAACAATCAAAGACTGAAAAGCTTGCATCAGAAAAAGAGAAATTAGATAAAATAGATCAAAATTATAAAGTTTGTAATCAAAAGTTAAATTCTATAAAAGATGCAATCAAAAAATGCAATCAAGACAAATCTACTTTTTCGAAAGAGTTAAACGAACTTTTGAAGATAAAAAAACCTGAAGAAAATCAAAAAGTAAAAGCTATCGAGCAAAAGATAGAAATAATAAAATCGCAAATTACTGAGAAAATTAAGGAAGCTTCGGCAGGGAGTCCGTATTCAAATCTAATCGAAGTTTCTGAAAACAATATAAAAGATATTTCAGCTAACAAAGATATTAAAGATAGGGAATATAATAATCTTTCTGAAACTACCAAATACTTCGACTATTGGATTACAGCATTTGGTGATTCGGGAATTCGCAAGTATGTTATTGACGAGATCGTTCCGGCTTTAAATGCGAACATAGACTATTGGATGCAATTTTTGATAGAGAATAAAATAACTCTCAAATTCAATAATGAATTTGAAGAGACAATTGAAAAGTATCCAACCGATGAAAAAATTTACAATTATGAAACCATGAGCAATGGACAAAGAAGAAGAATAAATTTAGCTGTTAGTCAGGCTTTTGCACATGTTATGTCTTTGAATTCTGGTAAAACTCCAAATATTGTATTTCTTGACGAAGTTACATCAAATGTTGATCCTCAAGGAGTAAGTGGGATTTACAACATGATTTGTGAATTGAACAAAGAAAAACAGGTTTTCATCACTACTCATGATCATGATTTGATTGATTATCTCAATGGTTGTGACACTTTGGATTTGGTTATGGAAAAAGGTTTGACAAAAATCGAAAAATAAATTTAATTGAATAAAATAACGAACCAAGTTATAAATAACTTCCCAACAATTTAAATGAGGCAAACAGCATGTCTAGTAAAAGAAATATTTTTGAAAAAAGAGTCGCATTTAAACCATTTGAATACCCGGAAGTTAGCGAGTATAAAAACGCAATAAATCATAGTTATTGGCTAGTAAGTGAATGGAATTTCATAGGAGATATACAAGATTTTAATGTTAAGCTTTCTGACATAGAAAAAAGCGTTCTTAAGAATGCCATGCTTGCTATTTCACAAATAGAAATATCTGTCAAAAAGTTTTGGACGAAGCTTGGAGAAAGATTTCCAAAAGCAGAGTTCGATCAAGTTGGTGTGACATTTGGGGAGTCAGAAGTAAGACATAGTGATGCGTATTCGCATTTACTAGAAATCCTTGGCATGAATAATGAATTCGATCAGTTGTTACAAAATCCAGTAATTCAAGGAAGAGTTGATTATTTAACAAAATATTTGAAAGGCGCTTCAGACAACAGCGACGAAAACTATACTTTGACATTAACTTTATTCTCTATCTTTATAGAAAATGTTAGTTTATTCTCACAGTTTGTTGTGATAAAATCTTTCAACAAATATATGAACTGTCTTAAAGATATTGATAATGTTGTGCAAGCAACACAAAAAGAAGAAACATTACATGCTCTTCTTGGTGTTTATATAATAAAACAAATACAAAAAGAATTCCCAGAGTGGTTCAACGAAGAATTTTATGAAAAGCTCTACCGTGCTTGTAAAAAAGCATACGAGGCAGAGGCAAAAATTATCGATTGGATTTTTGAAGCGGGAGAACTTTCATTTCTCAAAAAGTCGGTCGTTAAAGAATATATCAAGCATAGGTTCAATGAAAGTCTTCAAATGATTGGTGGAAATAAAGTATTTGATGCTGACCCAAAGGCAGTAGCAGAGCTAAAATGGTTTGAAGACGAAATTCATGCAGAAGTCAACACAGACTTCTTTCACAAGAAACCAGTCACTTACAGCAAGTTTTCAAAATCATGCACAGCGGAGGACTTATTCTAATGTCAGATTACAGATGGCTCACAGAACTTTCCCGTATTTTCTTGGAAAGAGACTATTTGGTAGACGGGCAAACAGTTGATAACAGAGTAGATGAAATCTGCAATTGTGCAGAAAAAATACTGAATAAACCGGGATTTGCAGCAAGATTCAAGGAGAATTTCAAGAAAGGCTGGTACAGCCTTTCTACCCCAATATGGACTAATTTTGGAAACGACAGAGGTCTTCCAATATCTTGCTTTGGATCGACACTAGGCGATTCCATGGAATCAATTGCTTTCACATGGGCAGAAGTCGCTATGATGACCAAATATGGTGGAGGTACTTCTGCCACATTTGGTAATTTAAGACCAAGAGGATCGTCAATTCGTAAAAATGGGACTAGCTCTGGTTCAGTCCATTTTATGCAGGCTTTTGAAAACCTGATTCAAATAGTCAGCCAAGGCTCTACCAGAAGAGGTAATTTCGCAGCCTACCTGCCCATAGATCATGGCGATATCATGGAGTTTTTACAAATAAGGACTGAAGGTTTTCCGATACAGGATTTGTCATTTGGAGTCTGTGTTCCAGACTACTGGATGCAAGAAATGATCGACGGAGATACCGAAAAGCGAAAAGTATGGGCCAAAGTACTCGAAATGAGGTCGAACTTTGGATATCCTTATATTTCTTTTATTGATAATGCTAACAATAATACTGCTGATTGCTACAAACAACAAGGTTTGAAAATTACTCACTCAAACCTTTGTAACGAAATATATCTTCCAGACAACGAAGAAGAGTCTTTCGTATGTGATTTGAGTAGTATGAATATTCTTTATTATGATGAATGGAAAGATACTGATGCTGTAGAGCTTTTAGTATATTTGCTTGATGCAGTAATGACAGAATTTATTGACAAGGCTAAGAAAATAAAATTCATGGAGAGGTCTGTCCGGTTTGCCGAAAGGCATCGTGCGCTGGGCATCGGCTGGCTAGGCTGGCACAGCTACCTCCAAAGCAAAATGATTGCTTGGGAAAGCATGGAAGCCAAATTCCATAACACCACTATTGCCAAAAATATAAAAGAATCTGCATATAAGGCAAGTGCTAAGTTAGCTCAAGAATATGGTGAGCCTGAAGTTTGCCAAGGATATGGCAGAAGAAATACCACGCTTCTAGCTATTGCTCCAACAAAATCATCAGCCTTCATACTTGGTCAAGTTTCAGAAGGTATTGAGCCTCACAGAACTAATTACTATATCAAGGACTTGCAAAAGGGTAAGTTCACGGTAAAGAATCATGAGCTTGAAAGCCTTTTAGAATCAAAGGGCAAGAATACTGATGAGGTTTGGAAAAGCATTCTTATGAATGCTGGTAGCGTTCAACATCTTGAGTTCTTGACGGAACATGAAAAAAATGTTTTCAAAACATTTGCAGAAATTAGTCCGAAAGAAATTGTGATTCAAGCAGCACAGCGCCAAAAATATATTGACCAAGGACAATCGTTGAATCTTATGATTCATCCATCCATACCTACCAAGGATGTAAATGCCTTATTAGTTGACGCTTGGAAGATGGGTGTAAAAGGTTTTTACTATCAAATATCAATCAACGCAGCACAAAACTTTGCAAGATCAATTCTAACCTGTACCTCTTGCGAAAGCTGATGCACAATAAACTACAAATGGTCCTAATCAATCTTGACTCGGACTTCGAGCCATATGGTTCGAGGTCTAGGTCAGATGATTGGGGACCAGATTGTAGTTGTGGATGCAAAAACTTTATTAAATTAGAAGGAAAATTAGGATCGGATTGGGGTGTTTGTTGCAATCCTAAAAGTCCTAGAAAGGGACTTTTGACTTTTGAGCATCAGGGATGTTCTTTTTTTGAAGAATAAAATTTAATACACTCAATTAAATGAAATAATAAAAATGTTGATTCACTTTGTACTTTCTGTACAATTGAAAAAACCAGTCACAGGGAAAAAATATGGCCAAGTACATTGTTGTTTGCGGTGGTGTTATTAGCGGTACTGGCAAGGGAGTTTCAATAGCTAGCCTTGGACTTTTATTGTCATTAAGAGGCCTTAAAATAGTCCCTATTAAGTTCGACCCCTATCTAAACACGAATGCTGGTGTTTTGGCTCCAAGAGAGCACGGAGAGGTGTTTCTGTGCGACGATGGGTCTGAAACAGACCTTGATCTTGGAACCTACGAAAGAATTATCAATTGCCAAGTAAGTTCAAAAAACATACTTACTTCTGGTACTGTATATAAAGAGATACTAGACGAACAAGATAATGGTAAATACTTGGGTCAAACAGTTCAAATAGTTCCACATGTTACTGATAAAATTATTAATAGATTGCTAGACTTAGGTAAAGATGCAGATATTGTTTTAATCGAAATTGGTGGGACTGTGGGCGATTCGGAATCATATCCGTTCCTTGAGGCAATTAGGCAATTTAAACAAAGAAATTGGAATGATGTAATCATTTCTTTAGTGGCACCAGTTTTGTGGGTTCCAACTATTAAAGAGTTCAAGACCAAACCATTTCAACAAGCGGTTCAACAAATGCAAAGCTCTGGCCTACAGCCAGAAATATTATTCTGTAGAACAGACCGTGAAATACCAAAGTCTATTATGGACAAGATTTCAAACTTAACTAATGTTCCAAGGTCCGCAGTATTCGAGGCTCCTGATGTCAAATCTGTTTATCAAGTTCCAATAGAATTTTATAATCGACATGTTGATGATCTAATTATAGACAAGTTTCATCTTACCCGAAACGGAGTCAGAATTCATAAATATCGTGACTTGGTAGAAAAGTATATCGGTAATGAAGAATTAACGACTGTCAGAATTGCCGTTCTGAACAAATACGATAACTGTGATGAGGCATATTTAAGCCTTAAAGAGGCCATTTTTCATGCAGCAGTAGCCAAAAATGTTAAAGCTGAAATAGTATGGATAAATGCCGATGAAGCAGAGGCATGCAAAGATGCCAAGTGCTTAAATAAGCTATTCGAAAACATAGACGGACTAATTGTTCCCGGTGGATTTGATGTTCGTGGCGTAGAGGGAAAGATAAAAGGGATTAAATATGTACGGGAAAAGAAGATACCATTTTTAGGAATCTGTTTAGGTCTTCAATGTGCTGTTATTGAGTTTGCTAGGCACTTAGGATTGGATGAAGCTACTAGTGAGGAATTTGATCCGAACACAAAGCATCCTGTCGTTCATTACATTCCGGGACAAGAAAAAATCACGAAGAAGTCAGGGACTATGAGACTTGGCTCATATGCCTGTGAGCTATCAAAAGATTCATTGGCATATGATTTATATAAAAAGAAGACAATACACGAAAGACATCGGCATCGTTATGAAGTTAACGATGAAATTATCAATGTTCAAGGTTTTGAAAAAAAGGGCATGAAAGTGACGGGAAGAAACCCAGAAACTAATCTAATTGAAATCATGGAGTTAAATCAGGAAATTCATCCATTTTTCATAGGAACACAAGCCCATCCTGAATTCAAATCAAGGCTTCAAAGTGCCTCTCCATTATTTATTGGATTGATGGAAAGTGCAGCAAAGAGAAAGGCTGAGAGCATAAATACAGCATGATAAACGAATATAAACACGATGACCTAGATTTCAGGTCTTTCGTATTAAATGAAAATAGAGCTTTCCTTGGGAAAGAAATCGGCAATATTCTTACATCTCTGCAAGAGATACAAGAAGAAGCCAGTAAAATAGGGACAAAAAATTTAGTTAGGTTCACCGATAAAATTGTCTGTCAAGTTAGAAGCTTGCTTGGTGGTCATTGGTCTGGTGATGATATTAAGTTTTTAAAATCCATGCAAAAAGTTGGAGTTGCTCTTGCCAAAGCGCTCGAAGAAAATGATAACTTGGAGCAAACAATAGGTAGCTGTATTTCCGAAATAGAAGCTACTTTGAAGAAAATGAATGTTCCTGTAAACAACTTGGCTGTCACTCCAAAAGAAGCAGGCCCATCACCACAAATAGAACCAGCTAATACTTTGCCTCCAGCAGCCCCAGAAACAGGTCCAGAAGGCATGTCAGGCTTTACAACTAATCCTCCCCAAAAACCACAGGCACCACTAGGAGAACCACCTATACAATAATGTGTGGGCTATTAGGATACATTGGAACTAGCAAAAATCCAAAAAAAACTGAAGAGCTAGTTACAACGCTATTTGATAAAACTCAAGCCAGAGGCATTGATGCAGCTGGATTTTATTGTGTTTCAGAATTTGAAGAAAACAAAATTTATTACCACAAGCAGCCCGGACCATCTATTGATTTGATCAAAAAGACGGTATTCAAAAATCTATGGGATAAAAGAACTAATCTTGGTTTATTTCATTGCCGAGCAGCTTCTACTGGTGTGGGACTTCCATCCGATAACATAAACAATCATCCATTTGTTAGCGAAGACTTATCCAAAGCAGTAATCCATAATGGAATAGTCATAAAAAATGAACTTGGTTTCCTTAAAAATTTTTACCAGACAAAATCTACATGTGATTCAGAAATAATACTTAGAATTTTAGAGCAAGAAGACAAAAGTTATCTTGATAACTTATCATTTTTTTTGAATTATGCACACGAATCACATTTCTCAGTAGCTTTTACACAGAACAGACAGAATGAACGAAAGCTTGTCTTGTTCAGAAACAAACAAAGACCGTTGTTTTATGCAGACTTGTTGGAAGAACTAGGACAAATATTTTTTTTCAGCACAGAAGAAATATTTCTAAGCTCAATTGATGATTTGAAAAACAAAGGTTTGAGCCTAGGTCAATTTAAAATTACAGAAATAAATCCATATGAGATATTTGAATTCGTTTATAAAAAAAATTGCAACATAGAAAAATATATGCATGTATTGAATCAAGAAAATAAATACATAGACACTCCAAAAGATTATTATTTTATAAATGATAGTGTTAGTAAAAAGTTTGAATCTGATAAAAACAATTATAAGCAAAACAATCTTGAGGAAGATTTAATTGACTGTATTTTTGAACTACAAAACCAACAAACTAAGCTTTTAACTAAAATAGCATCTTTTATACATTATAAAAATGTAGATTGCAAACAATATGAAGATGCTGTTTCAACAATAATAGAAATAAATAAAAAACTTAACTCTCTTAATTTAAGACTATAGGAAATAAATATGAATTTTGATGATCTAGATGATGCTTACCATGTTGAAAAACTAAAAAATAAAACAAAAAAAGTTGATGGTGGTAAAAAGGGAAAAAGGGTCGAGAGAGAAATCGTAGGTATTTTGAATAATCGTTTCTCACACTTAAAAGAAAAAACATTCAGTAGGTCTGTAGGTTCAGGAAATAGATGGGCTCAAGTCAAAAACCTACCCAAGCATGCCAAAGACACGCTAACAGGCGATATTTGCTGCCCAGAGGGTTTTAATTTCGTAATTGAGTCTAAAGGCGGTTACAACAAAATCGATTTAAACTCGATTTTTGAAAGCGGAAACACAGAGCTAGATAATTTCTTAAAACAAGTATCTGATGATAGCAAAAGATGCGGAAAAATGCCTCTTCTATTCTGGAAAAAAGATAGAAGACCTTGGCTGGCATTTCTCCGCACCGAAGATATCAAAGGTGAATATGAGTATAAAATAAACTATAGAGAGTGGACTTGTGTTCCAGTCAAGGAACTTTTAAAGCTCTCTGACGAATTTTTTTTTACTCATAATCCTCAAGCATAAACTTGGGAGATTTTTTTGGAATATGATGAGTATAGTCTTCCGATAGAAACCAATACCATCTTTCTGGCTTTTCGGGATTAACATCTGTTCCTCCCCCATCAGTAACAATCCAAACGGCATCAGGATATTTGCTTTCTGTCTCTCGCATATGCCTTTGAATATCATCCTCTATAATATCGAAAGCAGTCCCTCCTCCAACCGGACAAGCTTCAGGATTTTTGATATCAACATGGAATACATCAGTATTAAAGACATTGAGATTAATGTCAAAATACTTAGGATTCAAACTCATAGCTGCTTTGAAGAATCTATCTTTTAAATGATAGCAGCTTCCTGAAACATCCAAATAGAAATGCAGCTTGATTTTTTTCTTTTCAAGCTTGCAATCTTCATCATCCAGTTCACTAGGAAGAAATAGATTGCGATCCAACTCGCTGTTTCTGCGATGAATTCTAGCCCATTGCTCGGTTTCATAATCAAGATTAGATAAAGCCTTGACTGTCCATTTTTTAATGACAGTCTCCCACTTCTCTTTTTTCTTCGTCTTTAAGATTTCGTCTGGGATTACATATATTAGGCTAGAAGGAGAGGTGCCAGCTTTTCTGCCATACTCATCGTCAACCTGCTTGTCGAGAAAATTCCGCAATTCTTTTTTTTCATCATTGCTTAGCTCCTGATCAAGCTTCTTGATAATATTCGAGAAATCATCACCTTGATCGGAGAATGTATGGCTATCTAAAGTTTTATATGGTTGAGACTTCCCTTTTTGTTTGGAACCCTGACTCGATTCAGGACTAGGGGTTCCTTTTCCTTGACTAGGAGAAGGTGTGCCGTTGTTGTTTGAAGGTGTACCGTTGTTGTTTTTAGATTGCGGTTTTTTCTTACGGAGTAAATTCAAATAGAATTCAGAGCATTGATCATCTGGAACAGGAAATCCCTTGTATTTTTCATTAGGAAATACGGTATCAACCCAGCAAAGTTGCTCATGTTCTGAAATCTGCTCACGAACAAAACCAAACCTAGAAACCAAAGAGTGGTTGACTGCAACATCCATAGCTACATTCGCAATTTCTGCAAGCTCTGGCTTATTGAAGCGTTGCCCATGGTTCAGCAAGATATGCAAAGCTTCATGGCAAATCACAAACATTTTCTTATAAAAAGAGCAGTCATTCCAAAAATTTGGATTGAATTTCCAAGTGATGCATTGTCCAACTTTATCAAACTGTACACAGGCAGTCGGAATCTCGTTGGTAAAAACCGGCTTGCCGAGATGCCACATTTTATAGAACACAGCGTGATACGGCTCAAGCCCTTCGCAAATCTCAAGCCATTCCTTTTTAGACATTTGTTCAACTTGATTAGCAGGCTGTGAGAGTAACATTTGATCCTCCTTGGTTATTGGTAGTGACATCATAAATAGCGTACTGCTTCAAAAGTTTCGCCATCTCAGCCAAGTCAGAATCAATCCTGACTACATCATTGTTTACGCATCGGCTCAAAAGAAATTTCACGACTGAAGCCAAATTTGCAAAATCGCTGCTTTTCAAGGTAGCAACAGAGGATGAGCAAACAATCTTCTGAATGATTTTGAGCAAACCAACAGCAGTATCGCTGCTGATATCTTCTGTAATGTAATTTACTACTCTTTCATAAAGATCAACTTTCTTTTCGATTGTGTCTATTGAAAAAGTATTCATTACTGAAATTCCAGCTGCAATACCTGCGCTGTTAGAATGGCTAGACTTACGAGTCGGTTTGAAAGGCTCAACATCATCTTTTGGTGATGGTTGATAAGGCGCATGATGAAGATCAGGCATTTCAGCTTTGATCTTGTTGATAAGCCTTCGCACCTTCGCTTGCAGGTCAGCATTTGTGCCAGTCACGATATTCTGGAGAATGATTTGATAATCATGAGATTCACGATTACGAACCATATACTCAAGCACTTTATCATTAGTTGACATCAAAGCCATCAGCTTTTCTTTGTTGATAAAAGGTAAAAAGTAGTTGAAATACTCCTTATCGTTGAGAATGTATCTCAACGCACTATTGCAATTATTTTCGAGAGAAAACCAAGCTTTGGTTGACTTTGGTTCTTTTTTGGAAAAAAACTCCTTGAGTTTACTTTCAACAGAACCATTCTTAAGTGAAAGCCTAAGTTTGGTTATATTTGCGCTGATAGGTAGAACGAACTCCATATCCCCGCCATTCACATAATCATCTAAAGCGTACTGAAGGCGACGAGGCGACACCTTGTTCTTTTCGGGTTCAGGAAGTTCGTTCCACCACTCGATAGCAGCAGAGGCAGCAGCATCTCCATAACGCTTCACGAAGAAATCTTGATCGCAAGCATAAGGAAGCGCTACTTGAACTTGAAAACGATCTTCCTGTGCGGGATCGATCTTTTCGACATCATAGACATCGTCTTCAGTAGCAGGGTTTACAGCAGCCCAAACACACTTCAAGTTAGGGAAAACAAGTCCGTTGATTGATTTCTTTTGAATCAACTCCATGACGGCATTACGAACCTTTTTGGGAGACCGATTATACTCATCGAAAAAGATAGCAACAACATTGCCTTTATACAGATTCTGCGGACGGATGATGCCAAGATATTTCTCTCCATTCTGATCCAGTTGTTCCTTGGGCACACCGATGAGATCAACCCAAGGGTCAAGTGTGCTTGCACTAAAGTAGAGATAGGTATCGTTTTGTACCAGACCATGGCGCTCGAAGCAGGCCTGAATCCTAGCGGTTTTACCAACGCCGTGCTTGCCAGAAAGCAGAACATTTTGATTTGTATTGAACCAATGATCCAGACGCTCATCAGTAAAAGTAGCCATTTAAAAATCCTCCATAAGTATTGATATTGAATCTTTCAGAACATCATTAGGAGAAACCAAAAATTGTTTCGCCAGACTGATGACATATTACTAAGCTGAATTATTTTTGACTACTAATTGAAAATTTGCAGTTGGTTTCTTTCAGAAATATAAATGTTATCTCCAAGATCAAGTTCAAACCATATATCATAAATTCCAACTTCCATATCACTAGTATCTATCATATAATATCCAAATCGTTTTTCTCTAAAAGTTACAGGCTCTCCCTCAACGATCATCCTTAAATCTTGCTCTTGTGGCAAGCAAGCACCTGATCTTTGCTCGATAGATACTTTCATCTGTCCGACGATTGCTAAATTTTCATAGTATCTTTGTAAATCTGTTCCTTTTGGCACATTAGGAGTTACTTCAATAATTATGTAACGCTTTGAACCCTGTCTTAGTCTTGATGGTCTAAATGCAAAATTGAAATCGTAAACAACTGGAATTGGAGTTGTATACCAAAGATTAGGATAGATAGTGAATGGGTTTGTAACTTCAGAAACTTCTTCGTAGTTGTTATTGAAATTTACAGTCCAAACATCAACATAATTACCAATAGTGTACTGGTTTTCTTCAACTAATATTTCGGTATAGTATTGACCAGTATCTGTTTGTAATATATCAACAGGTTCAATTGTTTGAACAAGTGTTCTTGCAGCAGGGTCGTTAATCCCGGCTCCATCAGCCAATTTGTAAATATCTATTTTTACTATGCCTTCAACATTTGCAAAATTATTGCTATTGTAAAAAAACAATCTAAGGATGACTGTGTCACCAACGACTGGATTTTGGTATCTCTCTTTTACTGCTGCCATCCTTTATTTACCTCATTGGAAATCATTTTTTATTTTTTTCTAGCTCTTCTTGTTCCATGTTTTTCTGTTCGATAAATCTTTCCATGAGGAATCGTCTTTCTGCAACTTGCATTCTGCCCCATTCCTCACGACTCGTACTTAAATGATATCTAAAGAAAAATATTTCTTCCATGAGGTTTTTCCATAAAATTATGCTTGGGTTTTCTCCTTCTTCTTGCCCCTTGGGAAGAAAAAATTTGCTTCAAGTGGTAGTTCGATAGTGAATTCATCAGATGTGAGAGGAGAAATAACTGTAACTTTGGTATCGATACCAAAAGGAGGTTCTGTGACCAAATTACGCAAATAAGAAACATCTTGAATCGGTAGATTCTTGATCAATATCTGAAGTTCATGTTTATCTGTTACTCCCTGAATTTCTTCGATAAGCTGAGCAGTTCTGTAAATCAAACTATCATCAGAACCATTTTCACCGATGTTTTTTAGTTTCTTCTCTCTGTATTCTTGTAGCGCAATCTCATCTCTTCCTCTACTCAAACGATATGTGACTGAAAGGTTGCTCTTCGGAAGAACATCCATCAAAGTAGGGCCATAATCAACAGGGCAGTTTTCGACTTCTAAAGTATCAAGGTCAATAACAGTAGTAAACTTACGATCACTTTCTGGGTCTTTGATTTCAACTTCATACTCTGTACCGTAAGAAATGCCACGCAAGTAAATCAAGATAAATGTTCTATCAACAGATAAAAGATTTTCCGGCTTTATGTTTTCTTGAATGCACCTTGAGAAAATCATATTTATTGCAGTACCCTTTTTCACAAATCGTGGTGTGGCTAAGATTTGCTCTTCTTCCCCTGTCATAGGTCGAATATGTAGCACCCCATTAGTAGGGCCATCTGTGCCGTCATAAAAGCGCCCCATAGATGGCAAAGTAACTTGCTCATAGTGGCTCGAATGTGATTTCAAGCTTTCGAGAATACTTTGTAAATTGCCACTAAAGTTTTGCGAAAATGTATTTATTGAAGGTGCATTAGTAAAAACAGGCGCTTGTTGTTCAGGAACACCACCAGTCTTTTGTAGGCGTTCTAAAAGCTTGGGGGGAATGTTGCCAGAAATTTTTACTTTTGATTCGTCTTCAACTTCCATTCTTTGGGCAATGTGTGGGGGAACGGGTTCGGGCTGCATGGCTGGGTTAAAAGCCGGATGCTGATGCGGGAGGTTCTGCATTGGATTAGATTGCTGTGGGTTTTGATTGGGTCTTTGTGGGCGATAAATCTCATCAGTCATTTTTTCTCCTAATTTCACAATTTAAGATTATAATAGTTTATGCCAATTATTTTAACTTCGAAAAATATAGAAGATATTATATTTAAGAACAAAAAAATAACATCAAAACTAACAAGGCATAAACATATTTTTGATAATTGGAATATGTCTCAAGTAATTCCAGCTTTGAAGTTTATCAGATCAGAAAGTATTTCAAAATTATTGAAAAACATAGATTCGGATGACATCAATATCTTAAAATATATATTACAAGATGATGTTATTCTTCTTAGAGACGATTCATCATTAGTCCATAATGTAGACGAAACTATAGAAAATCTTGAATTTCAAATGCCAGAAGACTTTAATTGTATAGACTTTTGCTTGTATCGTAAAAATAATTTTATAGGAGTAACATTATGGAAGTAGTGAGTCTTTTGTTGTGTCTCATAGGAACAGTAGGCATGACACAAATTATTGTTGAAAGTGAAATATCTAGCAAATTTAAATCTCTTATAGAAAAAATTGTCCCGGTTTTTTTGATGAAGATGCTTAATTGTTATCAATGCTCTGGATTTTGGTCAGGAATTTTCATGGGACTAATTTTCTTTTTTCCACCACAATTATCTTTTTTTGATGTCGGTAAAGTATTCGCTGTAGGATGTGCTGGTTCTTGTCTTTCTTATTTTTATGCTATGCTTCTTATGTATATTGAGGCTAATACACAAATTAAAGTTCATGAATAATAAATCAACATTTTGGTGTGAAAAGTGTGCAAAGAAGTATTATTATGATACTTCTGAAACTCATTTAGTTGAAATTCAACGAGCAAACTTGCAAAAGAAGATTCCTCACATTGAGCCAGAAACTAGTAAAAAAACTAAAGCGGAATATGTAGAAAGAAAAAGTTTTAAAAAATGTATGACTTGTGGATTTTTGTTGAAGGAAGTCAAAAATGAAAAGCGGTGATATAACACTACTTGATATAAAAACAGCTTTAAGAGATAAAAAATTCAGAGAAAAACTACCAGAATCTGTTCATCCAGATGTGCAAAAGTTTCTTAATAATCCAAATTGCACATGCAATTTTCCAATTTATGAAAAAATAATGCGTGAAGCAAAAAAAGCTTTGGAAGAATATTTCCCAGATAAAAACTATAAGTCATTAGATGAAAAAATAGAAAAGCTTTCGAGAAATAACTGGATGGTTATAAATTGTTCTATAGGTGAGCTAGAATCTAAACTAAAGTCGCTACGCCCCGGTAGAAAACAAATAGCAGTTACACGATACGAAGATCAAGTTACTGTAGTTGTAAATGAACTTGAAGAATTGTTTTGATCTGTGCTTATTACAATTTTTATATTCGATATTGTTTTTTTTACTGAGTCATACATTTTCTTAGCATAGTCTTCATTTCTGTCAATCCATATTGGTTGTGTATCGAATATATCTCTTTTTTGTTTAACGATCATTGCGTTCTTGTAAATGGCTAAAGACTTTTCATAAAATTTGTTGTCAAGTAAAATATCTGCCCATGCACACCACAATTCGACCATAGAGGGAGCCAGAAAAATAGCTACTCCTAAATGCTCCAATGATTTTTTTAAATTTTGCATCTTAAAGTTATAAACTAAACCACAGTAATAACGAATCATGACTTGATTTTGAATTTCTTTAGAATTGTGGAATATCCATTTTTCAGACTCTAGTAAGAATTTTTTGTAGTCTTTTTTTTCATAAATCGAAACTAAATCCTTACAATCGTCATCTAATATAGGACTTTTAAATTTTACTGATGTGTCTTGTAAAATTATTTGTTGAGAAGATTGGTTTTTATATAATAATTTATTAGAAAAAAATCGTTTTTGTTTTTTAATCCATTTTCCATCACTCACACAAACAAAGTTTGTTTTAACTTCGAAATCATCCAAACTAAAATGTTTGATACTTTCACTAGCATTTACTTTAAGTATGCCATCAATTTTATTTTGATAACAAAACTTTTCTAATGAATTTTTATCATTAAGTATCTTTGAATCGAAATATTTGAAGTCTTGATTTGTCGTTAATATTAAATCAGAAAATTTTTTAAAATAAACCTCTTGAGATGGGTCTTTTAAATGATCAATTAATATTGCTATCATTTATTTTTTCCTCAAAAATAGATTTAAATATATCTTTGTTCTTGACTAATGTTTTATTATTATCTAAAATTTCTATAATGTGAATTAAAAGATGTTTTTTTTGCGGATTCCATAAATAGTCGTAAAAAATTTCAAGTATGTTTTTCATTTATATTACCAAAGGAGAAAAATGTCTACTGAATATCTAAACAATAAATCATTTGAGATAATAATAATAAAGTATCAAAAAGCACAAAGAGCCAAGCAGAGGTTAAGCTTTTTGCAAAAAGATATGGAAATGCAAAAACGAATAGCTAAAAATCTTAAATCGCCTTTGATAGTTGATGAATCTGAAATAAGAAATGCCGAATTAGACTATGCAGAAGCACAACGAATTTTGGCAACTGCGTTTTACACCCTGTCACAAAACATAGTTAGATATGCTAAGTTTAGCCATATAGATGAAGATGACGCTGTACAAGAAGGCGTATTGATATGCTTTGAAAGAGCAGAAAAATTCGATCCGGCAAAAGGAAAAGCATTCAATTACATGACAACATGTATCCTAAACCATTTTAGACAGTTATGGAGATCAGCTAGAAATTACCAAGAATTGAAAAAGAGATACAATGACATACAACAAATAAGACTTGGAATTGATTTGATGAATAAAAGAAAAGACAAAATAAATAGTAAAAATTTTGATAAGTATTATGAAAGAAGATAGTTTTATCATTCAATGATTCATATAATAGTTTGTATTTCTTTTATAAGGAAAGGAATGACTGCTTATATGCTGTCTTAATATCATGCGAAAAAATTTTTTAGAAGTACTCGAAAAACAAGAAATTCTTCAAATTTTAGAAAACAATGGTTTCAAAGATAAGATTGAAGCTCTTCTTCTCAATGAAAGCAAAGTGTATACCAAAAAAGGCAGGCTTAATAAAAGCGGAGCATGTCGGATTCTTGGAATGAAGCCTAAAGAGCTTGAAGATTTTTTGAGTAAATGCAGAGAAACAATTAAGGCAGATCAGTTTTTAGACTAGTTTTTATATGCTCTGTCATATTTAATTGATATGTCTACAGTAACAACATCTCCATTAGACATATCTAGAGAGCCAAAATTGGCACTTTCACAATAAGCGCCTTCTAAAATCCAAACATCTAAGGGATTTCCACAACCATCTAAGGTAAAAATCCGACACAACTTTTTATGTGGGCTACTCTTTGTGTAAAGTCCAAAATTAGGGTTGTAAATCTGTAATATCCAATTCCATACCGGATTATTTGATGAAATGTCATATAAAGTTATGTTAATCGGATCAAAATTCGGCCTTGATGGAAAACTAATGGTTTCTTGCAAGTGTGGTACTGTTATTGAGTCAAATTTTATAGACGGTCTTCCAGCTGTTAATGACGGCCATGAAAATATGCCATCATCACAAACATCTGGAATCGTAAATAAATAACGAAATTTCCTCTTGAAAACTGTTTGCCAAGCCCAAGATATTCCAAGTAATTGCGCCACTATAATCCTCCAAGATTATTTATGTTTTGATATGAAAAAAGGCATCAGTAAAACTGATGCCTTTGAGGTATTGTTTAATATTCAGAATCAGCAACCATTGAATACTGGCTGTGCTCCAGCCAAGTTTGTTCTGTTCATGAACTGGTATTTCATGCTCACGGTGATATCGCATTGGTCGTTTTGATCATAACCCAAATCACCAAAATCAACACTCTTGGGCCAGCATAGGTACATCGTGAATTGCTCTAGTCCATTACCGCAACCATCAAGCATGACGAGCTTAGCTGTTGCGGTGTAACCACCGGGACCAGTTGCCCTTACTGCCATTCTTGGGTTGATTGGGCTGCTGCTGGGGGATAAGAAGTCATAGACTCCACCAATCCAGTTGTAAAGAGATAACATGCTGTTATCGCTATCAACGATATCATAGTAAACAACTTCGGCATCACCAAAGGTTGGTTTTCCCGGCATTGGCATATAGCCATGCAAGTGATGCACGGTAACTTCCTGCATATCAACGCTGGGCCTCTTTGTGGTTTTCACAAAGTGATCAGGAATGAAGGCACTAGCGTTGCCACCGATGCCATCGACTCTGAAAACCCATCTAAACTTCCTTTTGAATGTAACATTTTGATCGGCAATTTTGCCAATACCCATATTGTAGGCCATAAAAATCTCCTATCTAGTTATTAAACAACTACCTCAGTATTTTCAGTAAAGCTGCCAGTTCTGTGCAAAGAGAACTCGATGAAGATGAACTCTGCTGCTTTTACAGGCTGTACGCCAATTCTGGCTCTCATTTCGTTTCTGTCGATTACATCAGCAGTATTCAATTCTGCATCACATTTCACGACATAGTCATAAATGCCTTGGTTTGTAACTACATTTTGAAGAATACCCTTGCAAAGATCGACAAAGCGCTCTCTCAACTGCTCGGTGTGTGGGTCGAACAGCAAGGAACGACTTTGAATTCTGATGTTCTTTTCAAGATAAAACATCAATCTTCTTACATTCACTCTATCAAGAGCGGTGGGTCTGCGTTGTAGAGTCTTTTGGCCCCACACTAAGAATCCATCGATGTCGGGATAGGTGATAATTGGGTTGATTGCATTTCTGTTGCCATACATCAAGTCTCTCTCTGTTAGAGTTGGTTGAGAGTAGACATCTGTGATGCCGGGAACAACACCTCTGTTTACACCGGCTGGTGCAAACCATGGGAATGACAAGCTGTCACTTCTGGCGATTGTTGCTAATACGGCACCACTAGGTGGAACCCAAACATCTAGATTGTTGTAAGTGTCACGAATCTTGACCCAAGGCCAGTAAAGTGCGCCAAAGTCAGAGTCAAATCGGACGGTGTTAAGTGGATGAACACCATTTTGCCAGTCTATGATTTCCTGTGGTGTGAGACCAAGAGGAGGATCAACGATTGCCAAGCAATCCTGTCTGAGATTTTGGCAGAGATTCAGTAGAGCCACTACAACACTTGTTGAGGAGTGTCCGGGGACTGCAACTAGATCAATATCAATTTGCTCTGGCTCAGACAAGGAATATAATCCTGTGTATGCAACAGGGCTTCCTATCAAGAGAGCATCTTGAGCATCTGGATCAGTTGGAATACCATCGGTTCCACCAGACAAAGCAACACCAGTTGCTGGGCTGTTTACTGGAGGGGCAGAGATGGTAGTGTTGTCTGTGACTTTGATGTAATCGCTCACTAATGCCAAGTAGGTTCCAACATAGTATTGGGACATCTCATTCTTAGTTAGGTTGCCCCAAGCCTCAACAGGATTTGAGTTGTTGTAGACCTGAATATTGAAAGTTCCACCAGTTTCGTTGGTGATGACTACGCTAGTGCTGTTGCCATCTTGACCGGGGGAATCAGCTAGAACTGTGAATGTTGGAGTAGTTCCGGCAGCTGTTGGGCCGGTGAAGATGCCAGCTGTATAAGCGCCGACTGCATCGGAACTTGTGCTGGGAGAAACACCAGACTGAATGTTATTTGACATACCAAAGACTACATCTCCGGTGCTGGCAGGCTTAACGCTAATCTTGGCATCTCTACCGAAAGTTAGAGTTTTTAGTATTATGTTGTAGCCACCTTCTGTAACAGCTTCAAATCCTCCGGGGAGTTCAGCTGTGATGTAGTTGTTAATTTCATCAACTACATCTTGGGTGGTGTAAGGGCCACCTGACAAGAGGGTTGCTAGGTCAACAACTTGAACAACATCATCGATGTTCACATTGTCTGTGCCTTGAACAACAACCTGTAGTGTCAAGCTGGTAAGTGTGCTGAAGTCCCAAGTGTCTGGGGATGTGGAAGAACCATCATCAGGGAATTGGACGGCTGTGCCGGTAAGAACGGCAGGCTCCATGTCCTCACCCAAGTAGACAGGACTACCGGGACCAACAAGCATGTTTTGTACGCTGACAAACTCTAGAACTGCGCTAGGACCATAAGCCCAAGTAGTTTTAATTCCAACAGTTGGGTATCCGGTACCTTGTACGAAGAACTCGATTCCATCGACAGCATAGTCTAGCTGACTATTAAGTTCGTCAACCAAAGTGCTTGTTGAATAGGTTCCAGCCAAAACAACCAAGGTTTTTGCAGCTAGGACACCATTCAGCTTCCAGCGGAAGAAAGCATCGTCAGCAAAAGTGATTGAGTTGCCAACTGGAGAGGTTGCGGAATAGACGCTAATAACTTGGCCTGCTGGCAGAATAGGAGCGCTGGCAGTCTCGGCATAGGTTGGACTTGCAATATTGGTATCAGCAACACGAACAATCACTACCTCGTTGCTTACTTGCAAGGCAAGTTGGGCAGCGTAAACAAGATAGGGATCGCCAGACTCTGGGTGTGGGTTGCCAAATATGTTTGCGAGTTGTGTTAGTGTGGTAATGGTTGTTGGTGTATTGATTGGCCCCTTCGAGGCAAACCCAACTAAACCTATACGGTTCAAACTTGGTGTGGTTGGCACGAAGCTTAAATCTTTTTCGGTAATTCTTACCGAAGGACTGATTGTGTTGGAGGGAGGAAATCCCTTAAGTATTGCCATGTTTGTCTCCTATACTTAAATGTCTGGTTGATATAAGACCAGCCTTTTCTGCTCTATCTATATATTCAGTTGATCTCTCTTCTTCTAAATGAAAAATATTTTTTCCGTTTCCTATCCCCGGAATGTTCAAAACTGTGAAGCTTTTTGGAGCAAGTCGAGACTTGATTATTAGTTGTATCGGATGTCTTTTGTTGTTTTTTATTTCTATCATTTCAGTTCCTCAACCGCATCTTCCAGCCTGTGTAAAACTTGACTGATTTGGTCTTCATTCAAAGCATTTACTATATCAACCCTTGTTTTGAGAACCGCTTTTTCTCTCTTGATCGGTTGGGCAACATATGTTTCTGCTGTCAAACCAAATTGAAATTTTACGACTCTCAAAGCTTGATCTCCCGGTTCTGTTTGCAGGTTGTTCGCAATCGAACTTATTTTTACGGAAACTTCCCACAAAACGCCTCTTACTTTTATGTATGCCACAGGGCTGAATTTGGTAACAATTTGTTCCAATATCTGATTCATATCTTCTAAGTGCATGGTCCAAGCAAGCAAGGTGTATTCGATGTCTAACGGAATTCCTCTAGCGACACCAAAAACAGTATCTCTTTCGTACTTTTCTGAAGCTGTAAAATTTGGTTTTCCATCAGGACCATTAAGCCAGTTAATCGCCTGATGATATGTGTACCTAGCAGGTGCAATTGCATATCCGGTGCTGCTGATTGCAAGCATAGGAAGCTTTATTCTGTCAACTACCAAAGTCTCATCTTTACGAACATTCTCTTGGACAACAGCAGCAACCGCTCTTTCTTGAGTTGCCCATATGATTGGGACTGGATGCGCTTTACCATCCTCATCCAATATCACAAGATTTCTAAAAAGGTCCATTACTGCTTCATCACAAGCACGGACAGATTTTGCATATCGATAAATTGTGTTTCTATTAGGTGTATTCAAGTCATTTACAATTGCTCCGGTTTGCATAGGGTCGCAATTGTTTTCTGTTCCCAATCCTATTTTTTGTGTGAATACATCTGTGGTCCAGTCTTCAGGTACTGGAATCCCCATGTTATTTTGATTGTCCGGTGGTTTCTTCGTATATCCCGGAGGTGGGTCTATATTTTCTGAACGCCATTGGAAGGACTGTTCTTTGATATCATTCAAAGATTTTCCATAACTGTTTACATTTGGTCCGATTGGCTTCATAAAAATTCCTGTCTTTTATTTATTTATATTATAATGAAAAGTATTTTTAGATATCCGGGTGGAAAAAGTGTTTCCACAGTACAAAAAAGAATTCTTAAATATAAACCTAATGATATAAATGAATATCGTGAGCCTTTTGTTGGCGGTGGTGGAATTTTTTTTGCTATGGATAAAATTGAAAACAGATGGATTAATGATATCGATAAAAATTTGATGACCGTTTATTTGGCACTAAGAGACAGACCTGATGATTTCATAAACAAATGCAGACAAATAGAACCACAAAAACCAGATGAAGAAAAAGTCGCTACGAAACCGGGAGGAAAAGCTCTTTACAATAAAAGGCTTAAAGAAGTTTTTGAATATTTTGCTGAAAACGAAACATGTGATCAGGCATTGAGATACTTTTTTGTGAATAGAACGGTTTGGTATGGCAGAGTAAGATATGGTGTCAAATGCCAGATGTATTACAGTAAGCCAGAGGGTTGGAATATAATTAAAAAAGATTTATTAGAAAAAGCAGCTGTGCATCTACAAAATGTAAAAATAACAAGTACAAATTATGAAGAGCTTTTGTTGCAGCCATCAGATAAAAACTGTTGGATATATTGTGACCCACCTTATTATGTCAATTCTGAATTACCTGAAAAGTTAAAACTGTATGACAATAACTTCAAGTTTGAAGATCATGCAAAATTTGCAGATGTATGCAAAAACAGTCCCCATAAAATCTGTGTCAGCTATGATGACCGACCAGAGATATGGGAACTGTTTTCAGATAAAAGATTCAATTTTTATCGTGAATCATGGTTCTATGGTGGAACCTCAAGTGCCAAATCCATAGAGAACCATATTTACATGGATGATAACAACGAGAAAGTTGGCAAAAAAGTTGGCAAAGAATTGATCATCACCAATTATTAGGCCATGGGAGGAGCACCTGCTGCACCACCAGCCATTCCACCAGTAGCCATCTGTGCAGTACCTTCACCGGGAGATGCAGGCATGCCACCTTGACCACCTAAATCACCTGCTCCCTCTGGAGACTCCATTCCGGCACCACCGGGAGGAACAGGAGACATACCGTTGCCAGCATCTTCTGGTTGTTCTTCTCCCTCTTGTTCATCTCCTTGCTCTTCTTCTTCCCCGCCTGTCATGCTCTTGATTAGGCTGCTTAATTGAGACACAAGTTCTTCAACTTGGTTGCCTTTTTCCTCATCCATGCTCTTGAAGTTGTCAACCATTCCTTGAAGAGACTCAAGTGCTTGGTCAACTGAAGTCATATCGAGTTCTCCTTCGCTAGGAGACACATTGCTTTGATCTTCTTCTGAACCTTCTTCTGGTTGCTCTTGACCTTGAGCGGGGGCAGCTTGTTGAGCACCAGATGGAGCCATATCTCCAGCAGCAGCGTTGGGCATGCCAGCGCCTGCTGGAACTCCACCTTGAGCGGGGGGCGCAGCAGATGCAGCTGCCATTGGGTCTGCCATCTCTTGTTCAAATAGGTTTTTAGCTTGTAGAACTCTATAAAACTCATAAAAACTTTTCATTTGGTTTACCTTTCTTAAACAATTTTAAAATCGACATCGGGACTTTTATTCACCGAAGTGCCACTAACATCATCTTCTTGGAATCTCTGACATATGAGTTGAAGCCTAACAACTCCATACATTTTGAATTCACCTGTTTTTCTTTCTATAATTACCCAATTTTCCTTCAAAAAAGGAGTGAAAAGTCTTGAGCCAATTTTTGGCACATGGCCTAAATCTCTAAGTACTGCTCTATAATTGAGGTCGAAAATCATCTCGTCTGGAGAATCAATTCCGAATGCTGTTTGCATATTTTGACTTGGAACTGGTTCATAGGTCGCATAAAGTTGAACCGGATGTGGATTAAACATCTTGACCCTACTTTCAAGATAAATAGGGTCAACATTATTTGTATCAATATAAAGTTCGTGATAGAAAAGTGGAGTTCCACCTATCTTTATCGATTCTTCGTCCCAAGTATTGAATAAATCGTGTTCGGGTAGTCCATCATCAAATTGCTGCCTTGAACCTGTTGGAGAATAAGGCAGACCGTCATTACGATATATCATTGCCTAATGTCCTCACAAATTCACGAACTATATAGAATATTTCTATATTATCAAATCCAGTTGATTCGGAAACTGCATGAGTTTGGACATCATATCTTCTGCCTAATGTATATGCCTTTTCCCAGCTTTCTGGAGCATCTGCACAAGATTGAACTCTAGAACCTGTTTTCAAAGAAGAAAGTATTGTTCCAAAAATCCATGTATCAAACAAGTTTGTAATAACTTTTTGGATGAAGTCTTTGCTTGGAAAATCTGGCCTGAAAAATTTTTCTGCTAAGCTATGTTTTTTCTCATCATCAGTATTTCCAGTAATCGCTAAAATTTGATCGCAAGTAACAACAGCCTTGGCTTTAAGTGTTCCTTCAGGAGTTTTTATTTTTTCCATAGATGGAACTTTTCCAAGCATGCCAACCTTTTTTTGTTGCAAGTTGGCAGCAGCTACGATGCTGGCAGAGTCATTTTTTGCAGAGCAGTCTAGGTTTGCGACATCAACTCCAAGCTTCATCTTTTCATTGATTTCATCACGGAAATCAGATGGCAACATACAAACAGCTTGTACTGGGGTCATGCAAGTCTTGCCTTTTACCAATCCGAAAAGACATCTTGCAGATATTGCTTTTAGTAAATTATCATCGGTAACTACTTCGTCATAGCAGTATTCTTCGAATTTGGAAATAATCTCTTCTCTTGCCCGTCTTTCAGTTGATGCCCTTTGTACCTCGAAAGCTTTCTTTACACCACCGATACCAACTTGGTGTTTTCCAAATCTGGCCCCTTTTTCTTGTTTTTCTTTTTTGGCTTGCAAAGACTCGTCTTCGACACCACGAAGGGCTGGTTTAACTTGCAAAAGAGTCCAGATAATTTGTTTGTATAAATCTGGTTGAGTTTGAATCATATCCTTGATGTATTCGGAAAAATAAAACGCATAAGAATAATCTCTATATTTTGCAGCTTCTTCTGGTTTTTTAAAGACATTATTAATATCAAATCCTTTTAACTTAGATTGCGTTTGTTTGTAAAGATGGTCAAAACAAACCTTGCTTTTCTCTACAAATATAGGTCCAAGCGTATCCATTAATTTTTGTTTTGCTGCATTTTCATCTCTT